TAAAGATAAATGGGTTAGATTTACTCAACCAAAGGAATTAGAGCGCTTAAAAAACATATTTGACTGGAGAAGTTACCCGGAAAGCAGTAAAGAAAAATGGCACGATTATATAGACGAAGAATTTAGAAGAAGAGAAGAAGGATTCTGGTTTACAAATGATGGTAATCCAACCTGGATAACTGGTACGCACTACATGTACTTACAATGGAGTAAGATAGATGTAGGCGCTCCAGACTTTAGAGAAGCAAACAGATTATTCTTTATATTTTGGGAAGCTTGTAAAGCGGACAAAAGATGTTACGGAATGTGCTACCTTAAGAATAGAAGATCTGGATTTTCTTTTATGTCTTCTGCTGAAACCGTTAACTTAGCCACTCTTGCGAGTGATAGTAGATATGGAATCTTATCTAAATCAGGAGCTGATGCTAAAAAAATGTTTACCGACAAAGTTGTCCCTATATCAATCAACTATCCATTCTTCTTTAAACCTGTCCAAGATGGTATGGATCGCCCAAAGTCCGAGCTTGCCTATCGTGTACCTGCTAGTAAGTTTACTAGGAAAAAGATCACGGCTAACGAAAAGCTCGAAGATATACAAGGGTTAGACACAACGATTGACTGGAAGAATACTGGAGACAATAGCTATGACGGTGAGAAGCTAGCGTTACTAGTACATGATGAAAGTGGTAAATGGGAAAGACCAGACAATATATTAAATAACTGGAGAGTTACAAAAACTTGTTTAAGATTAGGTAGTAGAATTATCGGTAAGTGCATGATGGGTAGTACTTCAAACGCTTTAGATAAAGGTGGTGAGAACTTTAAAAAACTATACAATGCTTCAGACGTTACAAAAAGAAACAGAAATGGCCAGACAAAGTCTGGTTTATACTCTTTGTTTATCCCAATGGAATGGAACTACGAAGGATTTATTGATGAGTACGGAGTTCCAGTTTTCACTACTCCTGATGTCGATAGGTTCGACCCAAGCGGTGAACTAATAGATGTAGGTGTAATAGATAACTGGCAAAATGAAGTAGATGGTTTAAAAGATGATTCAGATGGGTTAAACGAATTCTACCGTCAGTTCCCAAGAACAACAGAGCACGCGTTTAGAGACGAGACAAAAGGTAGTATTTTTAATCTAGTTAAGTTATATGAACAGATAGATTATAACGAGGAGATGAAAAACACCTTAGGAGTTACTCAGGGTAATTTCCAATGGGTGAATGGAATCAAGGATTCACAAGTTGTATTTTATCCAGATCCAAAGGGTAGATTTAAAGTGAGTTGGGTTCCACCTCAACAATTACAAAACCGTGTTGTACTTAAAAACGGTGTAAAACATCCTGGTAATGAGCACATGGGTTCATTTGGTTGTGATTCATATGATATATCAGGAACAGTGGATGGAGTTGGATCTAAAGGAGCTTTACATGGATTAACTAAGTTTAGCATGGAAGATGCTCCGGCCAATAGTTTCTTTTTAGAATACTTATCAAGACCTCCAACAGCTGAGATGTTCTTTGAAGATATTCTAATGGCTTTGGTGTTTTACGGGATGCCAATATTAGCAGAGAACAATAAACCGCGTCTCTTGTACTATTTAAGGCGAAGAGGTTACAGAGGGTTTAGTATGAATAGACCTGATAAAATATGGAACAAATTATCTGTAGCAGAAAAAGAAGTTGGTGGAATACCCAATTCAAGTGAAGATATAAAACAAGCACATGCTGCGGCGATTGAGATGTATATACAAGATCACGTAGGCATTAAACAAGATGGCACGCATGGGGATTGTTATTTCAACGAGCTCCTAAACGATTGGACAAAGTTCGATATAAACAAAAGAACAAAGCATGATGCATCTATAAGTTCTGGTTTAGCTATAATGGCTAACAATAGACATTTATATAGACCAAATGCAGAGGTTAAAAAACCTCAACTAAATATAAACGTTTCTAGATACACAAACACTGGAAATAATTCACAAATAATCAAGTAATAAATATGGCAGAGTCTGGCATTAAAAGTTATTTCCCAAGTCAAACGGTTAGCGATGCTGAGAAGTTAAGCTATGAGTATGGGTTAAAGGTAGGTAAAGCGATCGAGCAAGAGTGGTTTAACCATGATCAAGGTTCTGGTAGATATAAGTCTAACGGAAATGATTTTCATAATTTAAGGCTGTACGCTAGAGGTGAACAGTCTGTTCAAAAATACAAGGATGAGTTATCGATCAACGGTGATTTGTCCTATCTTAATTTAGATTGGAAGCCTGTTCCAATTATATCTAAGTTTGTAGATATTGTAGTTAACGGTATTGCTGAAAGAACTTATGACATAAAAGCGTATTCACAAGATCCATTTGGTATTGAAAAGCGTACTGAATACATGGAATCTATAATACAAGATATGCAAGCAAAAACGTTTAATGACGCTGCTATGCGTGATTTTAACGTTGATCTTTATAAGAACAAAAAAGAAGATTTACCAGGGTCAGAAGAAGAACTAGGGCTTCACATGCAATTAAGCTACAAGCAAGCTGTGGAGTTAGCAGAAGAACAAGCTTTGTCAGTATTGTTTGAGGGTAACAACTACGAGTTGATTAAAAAAAGGTTCTATCACGATCTAACTGTTTTAGGTATTGGAGCTGTTAAAACTTCATTTAACACATCAGAAGGAGTTGTTATAGATTATGTAGATCCAGCTAATTTAGTTTACTCATATACAGATTCGCCTTATTTTGAAGATATATATTATGTTGGCGAAGTAAAGTCTATTCCGGCAAACGAGTTGGCTAAGCAGTTTCCTCATTTGTCAGAAGAAGATCTTGAGGATATAATGAAAAATAAATCCACTAATAGATCCAATTACAACTCCTCTCACGCTTACAACAAAGAAGACAATAACACTATCCAAGTCGTATACTTTAATTATAAAACCTACATGAACGAGGTTTACAAGGTTAAAGAGACCGCTACCGGTGGAGATAAAATTATACCAAGAGACGACCAATACAATCCACCAGAAGAAAAAGAAGGTGGTTACAGTAGAATGCTAAGGTCTATAGAGTGTCTTTACGAAGGCGCTATGATTCTTGGAACAGACAAATTACTTAAATGGGAAATGTCTAAAAACATGATGAGGCCTAAAAGTGATTACACTAAAGTTAAAATGAATTACTCTATAGTAGCGCCTAGAATGTACAACGGCCGTATTGATTCGCTAGTAAAACGTATAACGGGTTTTGCTGATATGATTCAGCTTACACATTTAAAGCTTCAGCAAGTAATGTCTAGGTTGGTTCCAGATGGTGTTTATTTAGATGCAGATGGTTTAGCTGAAATCGATTTAGGCAACGGAACTAATTACAACCCGCAGGAAGCCCTAAATATGTATTTCCAAACAGGATCTGTTATTGGAAGAAGCTTTACGAGTGACGGTGATATGAATCCGGGTAAAGTTCCAATTCAAGAAATAACAAGTGGGTCTGGCGGTAATAAGATGCAAGCTTTAATCGGCACGTATAACTATTACTTGCAAATGATAAGAGATGTAACTGGGCTTAACGAAGCTAGAGACGGTAGTACTCCTGATAAAAACGCTTTGGTTGGAGTTCAAAAGTTAGCAGCAGCTAATTCAAACACAGCGACTAGACACATACTACAAGCTGGATTGTTTTTAACAGCAGAAACAGCCGAGTGTTTATCACTTAGAATATCTGACGTGATAGAGTATTCTCCAACAAAAGATGCTTTTATACAAGCTATAGGAACACATAACGTTGCTACGCTGAAAGAGATGTCAAATCTTCATCTTTATGACTTTGGTATATTCTTAGAGCTAACGCCTGATGATGAAGAGAAAGCAATATTAGAAAATAATATTCAAATGGCATTGCAACAAAAAAACATAGAGTTAGAAGACGCTATTGATTTAAGAATGATTAATAATATAAAATTGGCTAATCAACTTCTTAAAATACGTAGAAAGAAAAAACAAGAAACTGATAGGCAATTGCAAATGGAAAATATTCAAGCTCAAACGCAATCAAACACTCAGTCTGCTCAAGCTGCTGCTCAAGCTGAAATGCAAAAAAATCAAGCCATGAATGCTGGTACGGCCGAGTTGGAACAATTAAAATCTCAATTGGCTTCTCAGAAAATGATGCAAGAGGTAGAGCACAAGAAAGAGTTAATGCAATTAGAATTTCAAATGAACATGCAGTTGAAGAGCGTGGAGGTAGAAGGAAAAAAAGCAGGTGAAAAAGAAAAAGAAGATCGTAAAGACGAAAGAACAAAAATTCAAGCAACTCAACAAAGTGAGATGATTGAACAAAGAAATGGTGGCAAACCACCTAAAAACTTTGAGTCCGCAGGTAATGATATACTAGGTGGCGGATTCGATTTAGGTAGTTTTGACCCTAGTTAGAATTATTAATTATTATTATATTATATTATGGAAGAAAAGTTAGAAGAAGTAGTCGAAGAGACTACACAAGCAAACCAACAAGACTCAGGTGATGAAAACGTGGTGAAAGTTGATGAAAGTAAATTTGAGTCTGCAGGTGACGATAGCGTTATGAAAGTAGATTTAAGTAAACCCCCAACACCAAAAGAAGATGAAGTTAAAGAAAGTAACGCTGACGACAGCGGAGTGGTTGCAAGCACTGAAGATGCCGACACCCCACAAGAACAAGAAGAAGTACAACCGGAAGCCGAAACACAAGAAACTCCAGTATTAGAAGAAATTACTGAAGAAGAAGTTGAAGAGGTTGAAGAAAAGGTTGAAGAAGCTGTAGCGGAAGCTCAAGC